CGGGACGAGTTCGAAGCTGCACTCGCTGATCTGTGGACCATACCTAAGCTCTGCGTTGATACAGAGACCACTGGATTAGATGCACGGGTAAGAGAAGTTCGCTTGATTCAGCTCTGCACAACAACTGCAGAAGTTGATGATAGGGAAGTCTTTGTGATCGACTGTTTCAAGGTCAAAAGCCTGGATGGTTTAAAAGCCTTGATTGAATCACGCGAAATGATTCTCGGGCACAACCTCAACTTCGATCTTCAGTTTCTTTTAGGGATGGGGATCGACTATAAACACAAAATTTTTGACACTTTCATCGCTGAGCGATGCCTAGTCGCAGGTGCGAAGGAAAAGAAAACGTCGCCAAAAACTGAAAAGTCTTTTTTTGCAGACGTAAGTTGTTCTCTTAAAGCTGTTGTAGAAAGACGATTGGGTGTTGAAATCTCGAAAGAACAACAAGTTTCAGACTGGAGTCAAGACGACCTAGATATAGAACAGATCGAATATGCAGCAAAAGACGTAGATATTCTTCCAAAAATTGCACAACTACAGCTAGCTGAGTTAGCCAGCGAAAACCTAGTCGAGGTCTACAGTTTGGAGAGTAAAGTTATACGGCCAGTGGCCCTTATGTGTCATTATGGTTTCAATGTTGATATCACTAAAGTGAAAGCTCTAAAAGCAAGAAAGCAGCAAGAGCTTGACGAAGCGACTAGATTATTCTGTGAGTCTTTAGATAGTCGTCTTTCCAGTAATGAAAAATTACCAAGACGCGAAGATGGATCTATCGCGGTGGGAAAGAACGCTCGGAAAGAATTTAACCCTGGATCAAACGTTCAGTGCGTTAAATACTTCAATCAAATCGGCACTTCTTTACCAGTCGATGATCGAACAGGAAAACAGACATTGTCTCAGGTAGCTCTATCTGAGTTCGATAGTGACGATGTAACGCTGAACTTACTTAGAAAAAGAACAAAAATCGAAACAGCTCTTGCCCACGTTGACAAAATTATCGACAACATAAGCCCCATATCGGGGAGAATGCACAGTGGATACAACACTTATGGAGCCAACAGCGGAAGATTTACAAGCTCTGGATCAAAGCGAGTAACAGGGAAAAAGAAGAAGGAAATCTGGGGTATAAACATCCAACAGGTCCCCAGAGATAAAGAGTTCAGAGAATGTTTTATCCCGTCACCAGGGTATAAATTCATCATCGCTGACTATTCGCAGATCGAACTTCGATTGGCTGCTGAGCTTGTAAATATTCCTCAGATGATCAAGGCTTTTAACGAAGGCTTAGATCTTCACACACTTACTGCGAGTCTTATTTACCACGTCGATATCGACAAGGTTGAGAAGTCTCAAAGACAAATGGGTAAAACCCTTAATTTCGCTTTGCTTTACGGCATGGGTTTTCGTAAATACAAAACATATAGTGCTCAATCAGGCAACATCATTAGTCTTAGTGAAGCTAAAATCGCTCATATTGGTTTTCACCGTGCTTATCCGCGCTTGCGTGAGTGGCACCGCGAAAGAAGTGCGATGGTCGATGACGGATGGACTTACGTGAGAACTCCGATTGGTCGACGAAGGCTACTTAGCTACGACGACGCAACCATGAGCGCATGTGCCAACACTCTTATACAAGGCGCTGGTGCAGATATTTTAAAAATTGCGATAGCTAATTTAGGAAAACACATCAGCGATAAGTTCCGACCGATTGCCACGGTGCACGATGAACTTATCTTTGAGTCAGTGGAGGACAAAGCAGAGCATTATAAGAGTGTTCTAGAAGAAGAAATGAAAGCAGCAGCAATGTCGGTTCTTACACAAGTCCCGGTGAAATGTGATGCTAACGTGGCGGAGTCTTGGGCAGAAAAATGACCTTAACTGTTTGGGTTCCTGAAGCGGAAGGCAAGGAGGTGTTTACCGCGAAAACAGATAGTGGTTATGTGGGTTGTGTAAGAACGTGTGAATACATGCTTATCACCCCACAGGTGTATGAAAAACCTCTAGTGGCTGCTAACGCAGCAAGAAAACTAAAAAAGAGTTTTTGCAGTCAAAGCAGCGACAAGCAAATAAAAAGTGTTAAACAAGTAGCAACAAAAAAGACAAAAATTAAATCAAGAGTAAAGTTAACAGGAAAGCTTTACACAAATGACGAGAGAGAAGCCATGCCTCTTCTCAGTTTTACAGAGGTATGGGTGATATCTCGTGGTGAAGAGTATGTCCTAGACTGCCTGAACAAAGAGAAAAAATTACTCTGCTCTTACACAAAGGACAGGCAAAAGGCTAAACGATTCAAAGATTACGAAGAAGCGGCAAGAATCTCAAGAGTTCTAAAAAGCTCTGTTGGACCTGGTTTTGATTGCTCTCGTTTTTGGTTACGAATCGATTGATTCGACTATATTAGAGTGAAAGAATCTGTTAGTTAGGGATGGCTCTCCGTTATAACGCTCCTATGAGGCAGGGCCTGCGTAGAGCGGGGCAAATTTTTGGCTTAAGCCTCCTCGATTTATTTGCTGACGAGGATACTGAGCAAGGTGATTTTGCTCCTGACTTACAGTTTCAGACTACTTCTAGGGGTCGGGGAGCTGGCTTAACTTATATGCCACAGCAGAGGGATACTGTAAGCACGACCCTCAACCTTGCACCTCTTCCTAAAGTTAACGAAACCGTTACCAATATTACGAACACAAACACCCAAAATAACGCGCCACAGCAGCAGCAAGAACAAACTCTTGCTCCCCAGCTACCTCAAATTCCGCTGCAACCTGTTACACCTCCTCCTGCTCCTGCGGAACCGGAAGACACTCGGCCTAGTCTTTTCGAAATTGCTGCTAAGTACGGTCAAAGTGGCCTGTTCGGTCACCAAGACTACAGGCAAGCTACAGAGACATATGGATACTCAAATGAAGAGGTCAAAAAACACCTCGAAGATAACCCTTATGTCCTCCACGCGTCTCATCGTGATTTAGAGAGATCGGATTCTCTGCTAAATGAAGTTCTTCGGGACAAAGTTGATACCTCAAGATCTGTGAGCCGGGAGGATCCTGAAGGCTTCAAGAGTGCTTTCGCTTACACGGGATCTCCAGAAATCTCCACGCGTTTTGGTGTGAGTCAGGACTTCTTTGGAGCTGAAGACCTTAAAGCTGCGAAGCAGTCTGGTTACTCAGACGATCAGATCTCGGACTTCTTAAACAAAAATCAAAACCTTCTTCGGGGCGAAAACCGAGCCGGAGGTAAGAACGAGGTTGCTCAGTACGTGACTGCTCCAAGAGAGCCTGTGACACCTCAAGGTGGATCTGCGTTCAGCGCACAATACGGCGAAAGCGACGAATTCTTCGGTCACAAGGATTACGAAGCAGCTAAAGCCGGGGGTGCTTCTGACAAAGAGATCAAAGCATTTTTAGACAAGAACCTCAGCATGTTGCGAGGTCGGAATCGTCCTGGAGGGGGCAATCTTTATGACCAAATCTCTTCACGCGCTGGCGGCTGAACTTAAGTTCTGGTATAACCTTTACCGAGCCGTAAAAACACTGGGACCTGAGGAACGTAAAGACATCCTCAGGTTCCAACCGTACAACGATGTCTACTGAGGATTACAAGCTCAGAATCTTCAGAAGACTGAAAAAATTAGATATCGCAATAACAGCGTTAGACGCTGCCCACGCGCAGGGACAGGCTAAGGATATATCCAGAAGCTTAGATGCTGAAAGATTTAGTCTGTCTTATGGAAAAACAGAAGAAACCATACTCTCTGAACTCTATCGAAAACTAGCGTACAACGAATTCAATCACAAAGACTGTGAGATATGGGATAACTCCTTGACAAACGGTTGTCCTTCTATATACGCTTTAAGTAAACGGTACTACGTCAGACCACTTGTACTTGGTTATTTAGACATCAGCAAAGAAGGTGTTGTCAAGACAACTTGTGGGAACTCCAAGTGTGTAAACCCTTACCATAATCAATATCTTTCATCAAAAAACTCAAAATTGGGTAGCGGGGACAAACAAATGCTCTTAGCATTCCGAAGCCAAGGCGTAAGCATCCCGCAGATCGCTAAGGCTCTCAACGTACACCGTTCAACGATCTATCGGATTTTAAAGAATGAACGTCTTCTTACTGGGGATGAGGATCAACGACACGGCGATCCTTGAGGACGGCAAAGTTAACGTGATTGCGGAGTCCCTTCCGTCGTCCAACAAACGAGTCTCAACCAAAGTCCAACTAATCCAAAAAGCAGATCACTATGTTGGTGGTCTTCTTCAAAAGCTCCAAGAGAAGCAAGAGGTTCTAGCTCTAGGTCCTGTAAAGCCCACGCCTGATGGCGTTTTGGTTATGCAGCCCATGCTGGTAATTTCTCAGGAAAACTTTTCGGACATTCTTGCCGTAAATGCCTTCATGGCTTGCGGTGGTCTAGGACCAAAACAGCAAGAAAACGAAGTCGGTGAGTCCACCGTTACTAATCGTTCTATTGCGTGGCAGACTCCTGGCGAAACCGAAACAAATTGGTTCAAACTCACTGCTTGGAACGAACTTTCAGGTCAACTCTCCGAGTTACCTAACGGAACACCGACCATCGCCGTCGGTCGAGTTTCGACGAGTGAGAAAGACCAAAAGCAATACCTCAACTACCAAGCTGACCAAATTCTCTACCTCCCTAAGGGCACGAAGTCCGCGCCCAAGAAAGCTGCAGATCCTGAAAAGGGTCAGGTGGCAGCAGCGGCTCTCGGTTCAATCAATTTCGCTCTCTGATCATGGTTTTCATCGCAGGTAAATTTGCGGCGGATGAAATTCTCTGCCAAGTCCCTCCACATACTCTCCGAATCGATCTGCAACAGCGGCGTTGGAAGAGTGACAACGATCCAGATCAAGCAATCACCGATTCCAACGACAACGGAATTCCCATCGAGTTTGTACTGCTCGGGTTTACTCCCTTTTACGGAAACCTTGGAATGCGCTCCCGTGAGGAGTTCATCCGGATTGCGTACATTGGCGTTTCTCCTACGCATCGTTTGCTTCCTGCTCGATGTGTTTCAACTAGTGTCATCTCAGGTAAGAGTTCTCAGAAGAACTTTATCTCTTACTTTCAGACGCTCTACAACAACCGGATCAACGTCGCGGAGGTCGTGACAGCAACGAAATTCGTACAACGAAGCTTCACCCAGACAGACCCGGTGACCGGTGCTGATACCGGTAAAGTTAACTACAACGTTTTAGAGTTTTCTGACCGACCGGTAAGTGGTAAAGATGAAGAACAGCTTATCGAAGATATTTCGACCTGGTTGTCTTCTGATGGAGCGGACCTGGTATCGTCTGCTCTTCGTAGTCATATCTCCGGTGCGAATCTGGTCGAGTTACCTCTTGGAACAGACCACGCTGAGATTAAAGCTGCTTTCGACGACGCAAACCCAGTCATTGAAGGTTCTAAACCGCAAGGTCTTTGCTCTCTTCCTGCTAACGCGGGCGAACCTAAAGCCAAAGCTGAGCCGCCTTCTGTTGAAAAGAGTGAGAAACCCAAAGAACTCACTAAAGAACAGAAGGAAGCATTAAAAGCTGCTGGTCTAGAGGTTTAAGTCTCTAGCATTAGTTCGAGAAACTCCTCACGGCGGGTGTCCCTCACGCACCCGTCTTTTTATTTGCCAAGAATTTCTCGAAGAGGAGGAAGCTCATAACCGTCCTCAGCTGCTCGTTTAGCAAGTGAATTAAACAACTGTCTATGCACAAGGTAATTAGCGTGGATCATATCAATCACTTCATGAAGCTCATCTACATCAACTAGTTCCTTGGTCTTATTCATAAACCTTGTGTGACAAAACTCCGATTCGAGTGACATATAATTGCGTAAGCGAAGGACAGCGTCCTGAGAATCCATGAGTTTTTACCACGTACCTGAGCAGATTTTAAACCCATTGCTCACTAGGAACCTTCTTTCAGGAAGAGTGGTACTACCAACAGACATAGACGGACAACTCGAAAGTCAGTTAAAGAAAGAAGGATTTGAATCAGTAATCAGAGCAACAGATATAACCCAGCACACAGATTTATGCTGGTGGGCTGCTCTTCCTAAATTTGATTGGGCTCTCGCTATAACTCAGGGCAACAACGAGACCCTTGATTGGATCCTCACACCTGGCTTCGAAATGGCTGAGAAGGGCTTGATTGTTCTAGATCGAGTCAGTTTTCTTGAACCCACGCGGAAGCGGGTTGATTTTCTTCAAAAAACTACTTTAAGTAATTTAATAATTTTGAACCCTCGTCCTGAATTTCGTGCTGACCAACGTAAATCAAAAGACTCAGTAACTTCTGCGTGGTTCGTGTTTGATGGTTCTGATTCCACAAACAAGGGGACAACTATTGACTTCGATGTAAACTGGCAGCGACCCAAACTTTTTTCAAAAAGTGAAAGGACGTCTACAGTTACTGCTTAGTCAGTATATAGAGGAGCAACAGAAAACTAACAAAGCATTAGAGAAAATTGCTGCGCTCCTTGTAAGCAATCAGCTGCTTCAAGAATGTGTAGACCACAGTGGTAAGACCCGCGAGGCAGACGTAGTTGCAGAGTTGATTGCTGATTCTTACTCAGCAGGGCTTTGTCTTCTCAACGAACTAGAACAACGCAACAAAGAGTTCGACTACCAAAAGTCAGAATTTTTTGTTGACACCAAAGAAGAGATCACTGAAAACGATATCGAGTCCTTTTGAGCATGTCAGACACCAGAAAAACCATAAACGGATTAAGGCATTATCTATGTCCTGGTGTCCCTGATTACCTTCCCTCAGTCACTTCGATCTTAAGCAGCACTCAATCCGCAAAAACTCAGCAGAAACTTGCACACTGGAACATCATGAATCCAGGAGTTGCTGATGAAGCAGCTGCGAGAGGAACTTGGATTCACGAGGCTTCGGAAAATCATCTGAGAGGTTTGAGAGTAGTCCCTCCAGAAAAATACGAACCATTTTGGAAAGGAGTACCAGAAGTTATAGATAACCTTCTTGACGGTGGTCGAGTGCTTTGGTCTGAAAGACCCTTTAATCAACCTAAGTGGTCTAAGTATGTTGGCGAAGACGGAGTCGGGAGGATCTTTTATTACGACGAGAAAAACCGACAAGGCTATGCAGGGTGTTGCGATTTAATTTATATGGATCACAACGCAGAAATTGTTCTTGCTGACTTTAAAACTTCAGCTGGCCCATACAGCTCAAGGTTCCCCAACAAGAATACAAAAGTAGATGAAAAGACAAAAAAAGCTCTGATATCTGGAGTTTTTAAAACTAAGAAGACAAGGTTACAACTAGCGGCATATAAATTAGCCGCAGAAAGTTGCCTAGGAATTAAAATCAATAAGACTCAAATTATAGTAAGTACGCCACTTGAGGAATATCAAACCCAAGTATTTACATTTGGCGAAACCGAGGTCGAAAAAGACGAAGTCGCATGGCTTAACCTGGTGAACAAGTATTACACCGAAGTCAAGCCAACGACAAAGGATTAAGCAGACGCTTAAAAAGGCATAAAGCCCGTGCCACACGGGGTTTTCTAAGGCATACTAGCCTCACGATACTCATCCTCATGCACTTCATTTGCTCTATCAACTCTGCGGTAACCCGCGCACTTGACGGCTCCTCAGGGAAGATTGAAGCAGGTGGTGACTTTAGTGCTTTTAACTCTGGCTGGAAAACTGAGAATTTAACACAAAAAGAAATAGCTGAACAAGTAAGTAAACGTCACGGATTATGTGCGTGGCATCTTCTTAATGGCAAGCGTGAGAAGAATAACACAAATCCAGTGCAAGCTGGTCTTGTCATCATTGATATTGACAATCAAGCTGACCATAAAGACGCTGCAGGAAATAAAGTACAAAAACAGGAACTCACATGGGAACAAGCAAAACAACTTGAAATATGTCAAAAGTATCTTTCTCTCGCTTATAAATCACCGTCAGACTCTGATAATTGGCCCAGGTTTAGATTAGTTTTTGGGCTCGAAAAACCAATTACAGACCCTGATTTTTATCAATGGTTTGTACGAGCTATTGCTAAAGATATTCCTGGGTCTGATAAGAGGGCCACGCAAGCAGTTAATCTTTTCTACGGGGCTAAAGACTCTCAAGGAATCCTGTGCGTAACTGATAAATTTATACCTTCTCAACGAATAGATGAAGCTCTAAAGCACTGGTTGAGTATTCCTAAAGATTCTCTGGGAGAAAAAGGAGACGTAAAAGCTGTCATGGACAGCGTCAATGTAGCTAACGACGGAGCGAACTTAGTCGACTTAGTCTCCCGTAGTGTTCGAGACATTCTCAATGGGGAGGCTGTAGACGACCGCTCTCTCTCAGTCACCAGAGCAATTAAGGAAATAGTCGGTTGGTGTAACTGGTTGAACGATAACGGTATCAGTCTAAGAGAACCAGCGTTGACAGTGGCACATAATGTGTTCTATGCTGTCTACCAGTACCCCCCGGAGGTCGACGGAAAATTTAATCGCATTATTGAAAGCATCCGTGATGTCGAGCAGATCCTTCCCTCTGTCGTCATGGCTTCGGAGCACAAAGAACTCGGAGCGTGGAAGCGCCTTAAAAAATGCGACTTTAAAACTTTCGAAAGGGTCTGCCCTGCTGAGACCAAAGAGAAGATAAAAGAGATACGAGTCAAACCTTTGAACTCTGTCCTAAACATGGAAGAGTTCTCTACTGAGACTAAAACAAGCTCAGTATCTACATCAACATCAACATCAACATCAACACCCGACAATCAAGTGACTACTCCAACCACACCGGCTCAGCTGGTAAACCTTCAGAATGGTCAGCAACAGCAACGCACGTTCGCAGAGAACGATGTAGCTGAGATGATTGCGACCACTTACGGAGAAAACTTTTTCTACGAAAGTCAGCAAGATAACTTCTACACCTACGACAACGATCTTGGTATCTGGTATGTGCAAGATGAAATGCACATGAAGAAGCGTGTAATTACTGCACTGGACACTTTCGTGACTGCTGGTGTTATGCCTAAGTACACCCAAGCAACAGTCAACAGCATCTTTCACATGCTTCAGGGTCGCTGCCTGAAGTCTCTTGAGGGTGGTCGGGTCAGCATATTCAAGAAAGCCAGAGGATATATTCCTTTCAGCAACGGTGCACTAAACAGCGACACGTTTGAATTCGAAGAAGGCACAAACAAAGATCTTTACTTCCGTAGTCGTCTTTTCTACGACTGGGATCCTACGGCTAAGTGTCCTCAGTTTTTGCAGTGGCTTAAAGACAGTCTGCGTCCTGGGCAAGAGAAACTTATTCAAGCTTTCTCACGTGCTTTGCTCACCGGCTACACCTCAGGTGAGCGATTTCTTCACTTGGTCGGTCCTGGTGGGACCGGTAAATCGACCATGCAGCAGCTAATGATTGCACTAGCTGGCTTCCACAGCACTCACACTTCGAGCTTGGAACTCATTGAAATGAACAAGTTCGAGTCATACAACCTTATTGGTAAAAGGCTTCTGCTTCTGACTGACGAATCTAATTACAACAAGCGGATGGACGTGTTGAAGAAACTAACATCTGCTTCTGACACTCTTCGAGCAGAACGTAAATACGGCAAAGAGATCATTAGCTTCAAACCTGAGTGTTTGGTTTGCATTGCGTCAAACGAGCACATCAGCTCAAATGACGCAACGAGCGGTCTTGAGCGTCGTCGTCTCACGATTGTGATGGACAAGGTGGTGCCCCCTAGTAAGCGCCGCCAACTCTTGGATGTTTACGACGACAGGCTTGAAGGTGCTCTTGTTCCCGAAATGCCTGGGATTGTCAGCTGGGCTCTTGAGATGAGCTTCCAAGAAATGCGCGACGTTCTGGCTAACCCCGTCAAGCACGTTCCTTCTCTCAACAGGACCAACATCGACGCTCTCGTCTTTAACAACCAGTTCGTCTCATGGTTGGTGGAGTGCACCCTCTACGCTCCCAACCACGTCACACCTATTGGTCGCGGTGCTGCGAAACCAAGCACTGACGAAGCAGAAAAAGGTATGTTCCACAAGAACGCCTACAGCGAACTATTCGCTAGTTATGCGAACTACTGCAAAGCCTGTGGTTTCAGGGCTGCATCAAAACCTAAGTTTGTCGACAGAACTATGGAAGCACTCAATAACATCCTGAAGCTTCCACACTGTTCTAAAACATTAATTAACGGTGTGCCAGCAATCAAAGGTTTACGTCTTAAACCATATGACTTAAGCTCTGACCGCGCCTCACACGGTCCTGATCGACTCCCCAACCCTGCGGAGTTTGCTCAAGATCCTGATTTCTCTGCCTGGGAAACTGCTTTCCAAAAACATGACAAAGCTTCTTAATTGCTACAGCGCCTCTCTTGCTATCGGAGGTATTTCAAGTGTTTTGGTTGGTATTGTTGCTCCTCAGTATGTTGCTGCTCCTCTATCTTTTACCGGAGGGGCGCTAGCTGGTGCGTCTGTTATTGAGAAAAAGCGGTACGAGCAGAAAACAAAACAAGAAGTTGCGGGTCGTGTGTCTGGTGCATTCAAAGTCTTGTACGAGACTAACCGAGGCTTAGTTACTGCCACGGGGCTTGCTCTTGGAGCTGAGATTGAGATTGAATTAGCCGAGACCTACCTCGATTCGCTTTCTAAGGAAACCGGCGGTAAGCGCCTGGATAACTCTGAAGGTGAAGCTGTCTACAACTTCCCTCACTCAGAAAATGTCTTAAATGAGCTTTCAAACAAAGCTCAAAAGTGGGCCGAGCAAGAGATTGGAAAAGCTAACCAAGCCGCGATGACTCTTTCTAAGCAACTTGAAGAAGCTCAACAGTTAATTCGTGTAGCACAGATGGCGCAGGTAACTGCACCTCGTCAGACTGCTAAAAGCACTAACGACGATTTATGGGGAATGGAGTAAACATATCAACTGGCTTAACGGAAGATGGAAATATGTATGAAATACGAGTAGAAGCAGATGGGTTTGTGGAAGTCTGCTTTGTGTCGTCCATGCACTTAGTAGACGAAAAAATTATGTACCTAAAAGCTAAGATCAACGAAGAAGCTCGTAAGGCTTACCTGCAGGATTTTGACGATGTCTGAAGAAAAGAAAGAAGAGTTCGAACAACTCACACCTGAAGAGCAAGAGCTTTTAGATCAAGCCCTTGCAAACTTCAGCAAATTTATCGAACAAGAAACTAGCCTTGATCTGTGGCTTGAGGAAGAACTGATCGCCAACCCAGAAGGCTGTGATCCGTCTCAGAAGCCAGAACAAGAGCCTTAGTTACCACGGGTAGCTCAATTGCCAGAATCATTCCAATTTGAATGGCGATTTGCCGGTGTTCTTTTTGAGTTTCCTCTCTGCCTCGAAGACCGACATAATGCGCCCATGACCTAATAGTCCCGTTCATGTGGAGTTTGGTTGGCGTGTAAAGGGGAAGCATATTTCTTGCGCACTCGCGAGCCACGCCTGCTTCAACCATCTCGTGATAAAGATCGTACGCTTCTGCGTCGAATTTCACTAACTTTTCTCGAAACATAGCCTCTAGTCCAGGGTCCAAAGACTCTGCAGACGACTGTCGGTTTTTCTCTGCTTGTTTACGCAGCTCAAAGTTACACGCTTCTTCAGGATCGCAGGACATAACCTCCCAAGGATTTGCGTAGCGTTGACTTAGTTCCTGAAATGTAAAGGTTTTATGCCTAAGTATCTGAGGTGATATTGCTCTTGTAGTAATGATCTCGAACGAAGCATTTGCCTGCTCAAAAACTGACCAATGCCCGTGTTTGATGCAGAACTTAAGTAAGCGCTCGTACTCTTCTCTATCTGGATTTGCAGTAGAAACCCTCGCATGACGTGCGATTACTTTCTCAGGTTCTTCTGTTATCCAATCAAGCTTTACAGTATGCACAGAACCCACGCGGATCCCGATAACTTAGCTCAGCTCTTGGGGAACGTCTGCTGATACCTAAGGCGAGCAGTCAACTCGGAAGGATTTGAAACAGCGCGAGCCATATCAGCAGGTTTCATACCCAAAGCCATGCCCGCAAGACGCATGTTTCCCATCTGCTCACTATTTGGATTCATTGACTTTCCCTCCTGTTAGAACCTGTTCCTGTAAAGACATGTTGTCTGACATCCTGTAATCCATAAGAGGCATTTTGGAGTCGATAGTGGTCTCGTTATAGAAATTCTGCTGAGGAATCATCGACAAAGCGCCCACGTTCAGACGCATGGTCGGGTCAATGAGGTTCGCCTCTTCAAACATATACTGACCAACCGGCATGTCTTCGGGCCGATTAGGCATTGGAGGAAGCTTGTGGTTATATCCTGCAGGAGCCTGCGTGGCGTTTGACGTTTTGATATTCCCGATGCCGTACTCGACGGGGGACACGGGTGACCTTAAGTAAGAGCCATGATCAACGTTGTACTGAGCAAACACCCGGTTAACGTTGTCGTTAAGAACCCGCTGACGCTCACGAATACTGGCATCAGTATTTGAGTAAGCCGAAGGGTTAGTTGAAGGCATACCCAATGGCTTCATTTCGCCAAGGGGACCTAAACCACCAGGTTGCTGAAGGGGAGTAAAAGTTTCCATGGTTCTAGTTTAACTACGTTTGGGTTGAATCTTCATATTCGCATTATCGTCCATTACCGAAAGATTCTTAGGGCTCCCATTCTCCGGGTTGTGGTCTTTGTGGTGAACATGCTTACCATCGCCCTTACGAACTCGACCCTTTCGTTCCATGTGACGACGAGCTTTGTTGCGAGCTGCTCGACGTTTCTTTTGACGCTCGCTGCCGTGATAATCATCATATTCTTTCCGATAGTTTCTCGACACAGAAGAAGCCTATCACTAACTTACTTTACATACTTTACAAGCTCCAAAGAAATCTTTCCGTGTTTGCTCGCCAGCTACGCGGCAGAAATCTTCCCAAAGTCCGGTGTACAAACCGTTTGTGCGGCCCGATGCTTTATATAAATAATTCATGAACTCAGCCTTATTGTTCTCTGCGACGTGGTCCCAACCTTTCAAATAATCAGTGTTCACTTTTTAGCTCGGATATACCATCCCGAACTGTAGCCCTTCTCAACCATCCAACGAGGTCCAAGGTTCTTTTTTGAATAATTTAAATACTTACCGTTACCTGAGATATATCTTCCTGTAACTAAGTCAAGATCCCCGAAAGGATCGTGTACTACGACTTTGGAAAGGTCCCCGGTCAAGCCCACAGCGGTAATCCAGTGACCTCCTCCTGTCGGATTATCTACCCCACCGTGGTGAAGAATACCAAGAGGCACAGGAATACCTTCGCGAAGCAACTCCTCGACATCGTCCCAACCTCCATCTTGACGAAACTCAACATCTAACCCGTACTGCTCTAAAGCACGAACCTGAACCCAAGCCTCTGAAGTATCACCTATTTCAAATACGGTTCGGATGTAATCATCATCGTTAGATATCGCTTCAGGTTTCAAAGCTGAGAGAAGCATGGCACAGGACGAACTAAAACAAGTTCTATTTGAATCCCGATAGTTATCTCTCTGAGAGTAATAAGGTACATCTAACTTTAGATCTCCACCTTTTTGTCTAGTTGTGGTGCCTTCTGGTACGTCGTTAATGATCTTCCAGTGAGGACTATAGAAGTACCAACTTCTATTAGGTTGAGCAGATAACTTTACCTCGTAATGTATTTGGTTAGCAGTCATAGTTATCTGATCCCACTCCCACGCTCCACCTTTTGGGACAAAAAGTTTTTCTTCAGCTAAAAGCTGAGAAGACTGAGCTGGTCTGGTCTTCAACCAGGTGTCTTGTTTGGCAAGAATGGACTGACCTAAAAGAGGGTGTTTAGATGGTTTAGTTAGAAATAACTTTTTTTCATCCGCTCTTCTACGAACAAGACCAGGGATCTCAGCACCGTCTCCTCCTTTTACCCAACGCCCAAACTGCTCAGCAACTTCTTCCTTAGAAGAACCGTTGTTTAAAAGACGCAAAAGCGTTGAGTTTTTAAACGCGGTAGGGCCAACGTTATACGTAAACGAAACAAGCGCGTCATATTCATTTTGATTTAGTTTTACCTTCGTATTGTTCGAAACTGCGTTCTCGAAAGATCGAACATCTTTTAGTAAGAATGACTCCGCTTCTTCTTCAGAAATGACCATGCCACTGACCACCTCTGGTCCCGTGTGACCGTAACCAATAGTAAGCACGCCGACAACGTCGACGTAACTTCTAAGTCTTAAGCCTTCGAATTTTTTGATTAACTCAAGACCAGTCGTCGAGAGTTTCATTTTCTAAGGACGCTTTGATCCAATTCTGATAACAGCATGGATAAATATCAACGCAAGTACCAGAGCTGAAACACTCGTTGTCTCAATTACGCAGCTGTGTAAGTAACGCGATACTCACAGGGGCTGCGGTCTAACTTGGTCACATATAGGTAATTCTCAATGTCTGCGCCCACGCTGAAAGTAAATGATACGTCAGAACGGTTTGAGATTTTAGGAGCTGCTACTTCTCCGAGTACAGAGCCGTCAGTTCCGCTTAAGATAAAAACTTTTCCGACGCTTTTAGAACCTGCAAAAAGTGTCACTGTGCCAGTTCCAGTAGCACTAGAGGTCACCGAAAAAACATCTGAAGTCTCAAAAGAGCCGTCTGAAGCAAACTCTCGTGTGGCGTTAATTGTGACGTTCCCGCCGTCGTCGGTTCTCAGCTGACCAAAGCGAGTGATACCAGCAGGAGCAGCGCCTAATTCACGATTGAAAGTAGTTTCTGCCACAACCAATTAGATTTATTTAATTCAATAATAGCGCAGCTTACCTATAAAATAATATCAACGAGTTCATAACAATGGACTATAACAAATTAAATGCGCTCGTTTACGAAGCGATTCAGTTTATTTCAAGATTTTGGCCGAGTATTAAACTTAATCCTTTGGTAAAACTAGCTCTTGAAAACTGCTTAGAAGACTGGGTTGAGTTTAGAACACAAGTAACACTTAAAGAGTTAGATAAGGATATAGAAGAACTACACGCACAGTGGGACCAGGAAGAAGCAGAACACTTTGAATATGTCTTCACCGAAGAAGAACCGGACGGCTCAGAAGCTCAAAAATTATTAGGTGGTCCTATGCGACTCAGCGCCCCTTGGACTTCCGATAAGAACGAGCCTTCTTCTTAGCACGTACACAATTAGGTACGTTTCGACCGTTCTTTTTCTTGTAGCCTTCTTGGACGTAACCTTTCCAGCAAGTTCCTCGCTTAGCCATTTTTCTTAGATGCTTTGTACTTCCGAGCTTTTTTGCCAGCCTGTTTGGCTTTTTCAGTATTGGCTACATGAGTATTTACAGGTTTACCTCGCGTAGCTCGTTTCTTTTTTTCATCCGTAGCTCGACGTTCTTCCTTGGACATCGAGGCCCAGGCAGACTTAGGTAAGTAGCGCTCAGTGCGCCCTTTTTCACGCGCTCGGTCAGCCATTAACTCGCATAGAGTTTTTTAGCATCTCAAGTCTATTCGCTTGGTTTCGA